GAAAGGTAATTGTTTAACATACGCATACCCGCAGAAGCAGACGCTCTGACAATACGTTGTTCGTGGTTACCTAAACAGTAATGTATCTCTGGGTCGTACTTAGGGGTTCGCAAAGTCTTGAGAAAGTTATTCATCTCTCTCCACCCTACGTCTAGGTCTGCCTGTACGTCTTTAGATTCCCACCCTTTATCTCCTGGTTTATCGTAGCTAGATAAGGAGGGCATGTCCCACCAATCACCAATAATGATAATCTTTTCTGGTTTATGTTTCTTCAAGTACCGCGCTGCAGCCGTAATGTGGTCTGTCTTGGACTCGGGGAATATCTGAGTATCAGGTATCATTGCGTGTTTCATAGTTTTAGCCACTCCTTCGGCATCTCTACACCTACTGCTGAATCAATAAACTGTTTGTCGCACCAACCTGTGTACCGCATAGTCTTATTGCGAGTTACCCAATTGTCGTACATGAATAACATTTTAAAATTATCTTTGTTTAGTTCGTTGTCACTTGCTAGAACAGCAAGGATTTTAGTTCTTCCTGCGGAGTCCCACTTACCTTTGGCTTCCACCCAGATTCCCAACTCGGGGAGCCAGAAATCAGGTGTATAACTAGCCAACCTGCCAACATCGTTGCTACCACAAGCCTGACATATGCCCCGTTTTGTCGGATAAATGTACTTAATTTGTTTCGGTTCGTATTCAAACGCAACGCCTTTTTCCTCTAGTTTAGCAGCTACGTTTTGTTCGTATTGAGATTTATACGGGGCTAGTAGCTGCGCTCTCCTCGCTCTCTTCTTCTTCAACTTTGAACGGGCACTCGTCTGGGATTTTTTTCCATATCCATAAGAGTTCGCAGTTCGCGTTGAACTTTTCTTTCCAACCATCAAGAAATTCCTTCTTGTAAAATTCTTCAACAACCTTCTGACATTCCCCATTGCTTTGACCGATAGGTATGTACCTAGCAGCTTTGATTTTTCCTATACCATTGATGCCTGTTATGTTATCGACCTTATCTCCTTCGAGCATCTGTCTCCAGAACACAGCTCTAGCTTCCTCTTCGTCAACAAATGACAAAGTTCTAGTCCCTATGTTGTAGTGGTATCCTGGTATCTGTTTTAAATCTTTATCCACAGAAACAATAACAGGTATTTGGTCACTGTCTTTCGCGTCTTGTGCTGCGTGGCCAAAGAAATCATCTGCTTCGCAACCTTGGGTAAAGTACCCTTGGTGATATTGCAGAATGTAATCTTGTATAGCTTGCAGATGTGTAGGCTTGTGTTCTTCTTTTCTGTTGGCTTTGTATTCTGGGTCTACTTTTTTTCTAAAGTTTGGTACTTCAGAGTTTCCTGTTAAGAAACAAATGTAGCTAACTCTAGCGTCAAAGTGCAGTGACATCTCGTTTGAGATGTTTCGTATCAAACTTTTACAATTTTCTAGTGCGTGTTCTACTGGCTGTAGCTCACGTTCCCACTCGATGTGTTCTTCTGGTAAGTGTTTTAAAGCTTCTCTTTTCGTATCGAAAGAGGCTCCCCTTTCAGGGAGCCGTCCATCAAAGTACACTCTTCTCTCTGCTGCGAATCCTGCTCGATATGCGAGTATATCGCCATCAAAGAGCAAGTGTACACTACCCACACTAACTTGCCTTTCTCAAAGACTCAGCACCTTCTTCCCAAGAAGAATGGGGAAGTTCTTCTTTAGGCAATCTTGCTTCTTGTTGAGCAAGTTTTCCAGTTAAGTAATCCTCGTAAACCTTACTGGTTTTTAGGATTGTTTCTGGAGTCCACGCATCATCTCTGTTGTGAGACTCAACTGCAGCTTTCAATGCCACAGCTCTTGCGATAGCTATGTCCTTGTCAGTTGACAAGCTAGTGTGTTGCGTTCCAGAACTTGTAGAAGTTGAGAGAGCAACTCCTGGTTCTGTCACTATTACATTTCCTTTAACATTAAGCCAGAGTTTACCGTCTTTATTCTTCTCATAATAATCAAACCTAATTTGGTCTCCTTGAGTTGCCGCGCCTAACTGTGACACATTATAACAACCGAACCAATCGTTAGGTCGTTCTGCAATTTTAAAAGATTTTCCATTGGTTTGATTAATAGCTTCGATAGTTCCTGTAATTGATGGCATAGTCTGCCTCCTACTTAATGTTTTTAAAGTATATTTTTACTGTACCTAATAGTATACACGCCTAATTCTAACAAGTCAAGCTTTATTTTTCACTTTTGCTAAAGTTTTTCCAGAGTCGTAATCAACTGGAAAGGGGATAGGTGAAGTTACGCTAAACACCTTTTGTATTACCTCTGGAACTCTCTCTAACTGACTGTGTATCTTAGGTATCGACTGCTCCAAGGCTTCATCGTCAATCTCAAATAGTAAACTATCGTGTACGCTGTTGACAAGTCTAACTCTTGGGTCGTGTAAACGGGTTAGTCTGGTTAGCATCATAGTGACAATGTCTGACGCTGCCCCTTGAATCGGGTAGTTCTTACACTTAGTAGGCGGAGCGTAAGGTTTGCCTGAGTAGTTTGATATGTTACAGAGAGTTCTATACCTTGTAATACTTTCCCCTGTCTCTGGGTCTTTCCAGATAGAGGGTATGTAGCAAGAGTGGACTGATTCATCGCCAACCCTGTCACCTCTCTGGTCAATAGTAGTGTCTGCTTCTTTCTGCACAGAGTCCTGCCAATCCTTCACACCAGGATACCTGTCGTAATAGCTTTCTATAAAGTCTTTAGCCATCTGTTCGGGTACGTCCCAGAATGAAGCAATCCCTTTAGCTGCTGCGCCGTACTGAAGTTGAAAACTAAAACCTTTAGCTACTCTACGCTCCTCCCCCGACACCTCTGCTTCTGGTTTACGGTAAATCTTTGAAGCAAAGTAAGTGTGCATATCGACACCATTGTTGATGTCGTACACAAGTTGTTTGTCTCTGCTAGCTAAAGCTAAGACGCGAATCTCCAGTTGAGCATAGTCAAACTCAACCAGAGTTGCGCCTTCGGGAGAAACGAAGTGGTCAAGAATCATATTTATTCTTCTTCCCGTGAAATTTTGAAAACCCATGTTCCATATACAGCAAATCTCTGTCTAACTTACACTCTTCTAAAACTTCTTTGAAGGGTCTGTTCTTGTAACTTCTCGAAGGTGCGCGATAAGCTTGTTTATTTACTATAACAGAAGCGTATAAAAGTTTTTTCTTTTTGTTATTATAAATATTAGCTTCGCCTAGCGTATTATCTGACCTCAATTTTGCATTGCGTTGGTTTTCAGAATTAGTGCTTGCCTCTAAGTTTTCAATACGATTGTCTAATCCGTTTTGATTAATGTGATTAATCATGTGTGGAGGTTCTTCTCCGTAATACCATTTCCAAATTAATCGGTGTTCATAAATTTTTCTTTGATGCTTGTCAAGACCGACAACTCTGTAAGGACGTTTTGATGTGTATGTTTTTCTAACATACCCCGCCCTCTTTCCTTTGTAAGCGTTGTAACGATTGCACAAGTTAGTAGTAAAACTTAACACGCCTGTAATTGGGTCGTAATCAAATTTGTCTTTAAGTTGTTCTTGCGTTAAATGAATTTCTTTTGGTTGAGTCATTATTTTTTCCCTGATATGTTCTGCATGTTAGGTTTGCTCGATGACAGTCTACCCGTCTGAGTAATGTTGTGATTATAGTTAGGGTGTATCTTACCGCCCACCTCAAAATCAATGTAAGGTTTATAGTAAGTTGAAATACTTTTTGCACCCTTCCTAATTTCTAGTATGTCGTTTGCTAATTGCTTGGCATCGTCACCTCCGTATTTTTGTATATTTTTCAATGTGTTAGCACCGCCCTTGGTTTCCCAGCCCTTCTTCTCAAAGAACTCTTTGGTCTCCTGGTCGGCTAATCCTGTAATTAAAACTGAACCTGTTTCCCACTTCATCTTCTTCTCCCCAATTTGTTTTCCACTCTTATAAAACATTTCGTTGCCTTGCTCGTCAAGTTTAGGAACTTGATTTCTTGTCTTAACAGTTCCACCCCAAAGCAGTGTCTCAACTTGAGAAGAGCTATTGATGTTGAACTCAATCGCTGCATCTTCAGGATACAATTTACTGTAACGTTCTATTGCATTATCTGTCAACACTTTTTGTTTGCTTTGCAATATCTCAACTTCTTTAGTTGCAGATTCTGTATCAAAACATAAGCCGTTGCGTGACATGTGAGTGGTTGCAAATATTCCTTGCATCATCTCCATCATATAGAGAGTGTACTTGCTTCCTCGATTCTTACAGAAACGACCTTGCCTTGTAAATATTTCTGTTGTGACGTTAACATCTTCTATTAAATAATCTGCAAGTAACTCTTCATCTATTTTATCTGAGCCAATCCCTGCGTTAAATCGTTCCTTAATCTCTACGTCCTTCTTAAAAGGAACTGACATAGCCTCCGCTACGAACTCTAAACTAGGGCTGACTGTCGCTCTGCCTGTCTGCATGTAGTAGAACTTCTGTGTATCCCAAACGTAAAAAGTTTTATTGAGAAAGTCTGTCCTGTTTACACGCTCTGCCATGTTGAGCAAGTAGTACAAGTCAAACGATAGGTTATGTCCGACAATTAATGTATCTCTTGGTACAAGAATAGCCTCTGCTATCTCGTTAAAGTCTGTCGTAGTCTTGGTTTCTGGCTCTCCGTAAATAGAACGATAGCCGTACATCACGGCTCGATTGTCTGGGTAAGCTGGACTTGCACCAAAATGGGGACTAGGAGCATTAATAGTAGTCTCAATATCTAAGACAATTACATTTTCTATACTACCTAACATGATGTTGCGTCCCTACTAAAGATATCAGTTGAGCTTTCTCTTTGTCTATCCGTACAGCGCACCCTGCGCTTCTAAACTTAGGGTCTGCGTAGCTTAACTTGTTCTTAGGACACCTGAAGTAGCGTATGTCGTCTTCTTCTGGTTGTTGTCCTATGGTAAGGATACAGTCTGCTTCGCCCTGAACTGATGTCTTAGAGTTGTAAAGGCTTCCCATGCTAGGATACTTGACGTTATCTGCACTCCCGTCTAGCTGTGTTGTGGCTATGATTGGTGCATGTTCTTTAGCTAGGTCTCGAATGAACTGAGATAGCTTTGCAAACCTCTCGATACCCTGAAGTTTCTCCATACCGCCAAGTTTCCATAACTGGTCAATGATAATTATTTTAGGTTTAGTCTGTTCTACAATGTTCTGAATGTCATAGATTGTCATAGCGTTATCATCATAGATGTTAATAACACCGTCACCTAACTTGTCATTAAATAACTGTAAAGACTTCTCTATGTCTCTCTCTATCTCTGTCGTTGTCCACTTTAGTGCAGCCTGTATCTGTCTTGACCTTACCTTAGACACTGCTTCTTCGTTGTTGAACCATAATATCGACTCACCTTCTTTCAGTTGTTTGGCAAAGTGTACTGCTTGTGTTGAAAGGAATGTAGTCTTACCTCCATCTGGTCTTGACCCTACAATGATAAAGTCACCTTTACAAATCTGACCCATCATTAATTCTAGCTCTGGTATTGACCAGGAATATTTATCTGCGTTCTTTCTTTCTTCTAATTGGTCAAAGATAAGACTGTCATTCTCGATAAAAGAATACTGTTTGCTCTGGTGCTGAACTTCTTTAGTGTAATCTTGTACTGCCTGTTGTACATCTCTCATACACTTCTTACCTAGCGTTACTTCGTACGCTAAATCTGAGATTGACATAGCCCAATGTCTAGTTGATAGGTCTTTAAAGATTGTATCTGAAGGTGGTATTGGAGGCATCTGCTCCACTTTGGAGCATATTGCCTCTATCTCTTGAGCTTTAGAATCTGAGATATTAGGATGAGCTATTGAACAGTACCATGTACTGTAATCTTTAAGATTAATAGACTCTGGATTTACATCTTCGATGTAATCTTTAAGATTAGTGACTATATCTTTTATACTAGAAGATAATCTTTCTATCTTTGCGCCCCCCCCGATCGTGACTGGGAAAC